CAGTCAGTGCGCCCGTAGCCGCTGTACCCGTAGTCGTAAACGCACTAGCACCAATGTCTATAGCGCCGAATCCAGAGGTTATTGAACCTGCGTTAAGAGCGCCGACAGTGGTTAGGTTTGCCGTGGTGGTAATAGCCGCTTGAGTTGCGCCTGTTACCGTGGCCGCTGTGCCTGATGCGTTACCTGTAACGTTTCCGACTAACCCGCCGGTGGCTGTAATAGCCGGTGTAATCACTATTCCTGTAGAGCTTATGTCTATCTGAGTAGTGAGAGTCCCGGCTTCCATTGTCTTGACTAGGAGAGTCCCGTCTTCTGAGCCACCAGTAACATCGTCTATCTGAGCCTCTAAAGACCCGTAGACAGTGGTGTTGCCGCCGCCGTCTTTGCCTTGAAACAGAACTCGGCCAATGAAATCGGCATCAGCAGGGCTCGCTGAATTCCGATAGATCATCATGTCAGGCCCAGCAGAGACCCCCGCATCAGTGCTTAGGACCGTGGTTTGCCCAAGTGTAGACGCTAGACCAGCATTGAGAATGGTGGCGAGAGTGACTTTGCCACTGTCTCCATCAGCAGTAACCTGCATCTCGAATTCATCAGTACCGACTATCGCGGTAGCTTTCTCTGTCAGGTCAAATATCTTTTCAGCCATTATCTGGGCCTCTTGTGTCTACGCCATTATAGGCAGTCTAGAGAAATGTTCCATGTGAAACTTTATGCTGAGGTTTCATACCCCAATGTAATTGATACGCCTACTGGATTGTTGTTACCTGTGACGATCAGAACCAGATCACCGTCAGAGGCGTTGGAGCTGTAGATGCTAATACCAGCCCGACTATTGACCACTGATATTTCGTTTTGCGGGACTCCAAAGTTAGACAATGATCCATTCTCCCGCGATTGTGCTGCCCCGAAAGTGGGGGGAGTCGTATTGGAGAGGAATCACAATAGAAGTTCCTCCATTGATCGTTTCAGACCCCGCTGTGTCCACTGTGACGGCTCCTGTGCCCTGTCTGAATACAATCACATTGTCTCCGTCTGCAAAGGCGTCATGGAGGCTTACAGTGATTGCTGACGTATTCTTACATATTACGATCTCTAGCTTAGATTTACCCGTAGTGGTGTAGTCAGTGGTCGTTGACGATTCAAATGCCCCTCGCTGATCCGAGATAATGAAATAATTAACGGACTCCTCGTCAGTAGAGTCATCTTGAATCACTCGTAGGGTGACTTGGTCATACTGGGTGTTTAGATAAATATCCGCTAGACCGTTGATGGTCTCCGGCCCCGCAGCCAATATCCTCATCTGTTTCCCGCCAAGACAAGCAATCTCCAGTGTCTGGCATTCTTTTGGAGCGGAGGCCAGAGTTATGGTCTGAGTCCCAGTACCGGTGGCGTCTGAGGCTATTCTTTGGTTGGGAATATAGGCATTGGTCGTGAAGTCGTCTGGAGTAGTCATGCAGGCTACTTGGAGCATTTCTTCCCAAGGCTCACGGACCGCTCGTCTTAACTCTTCGATAGATGGTTGATGCGCCAGTGTGATTGGGTCGAAATACTTTATATTGGACATTGTTTAGCCGTGGCCTGCTTGGGCTTCCAAGATAGATACCTCGCCTTGCATAGAGATTATGTCTAGGCGTGTATTGCTGGTGCTGGATATCTTGAAGATAGCCTCGTTACAAGTTCCCCACATTGGCAGCAAAGACTTTGATGGACCCGCTGGAACAGTGATTGTTCTTGGTGTTGAGAAGACCGAGTCATCTTTTGATATTGATACGTCTACGGTCGTCTCGGCAGAGGCATCAAATCTGATAATCACTAGACGGATTTCTATGTCTTTACCGGCTACACCTAAAGTATCGCCATTGATAAGACCTGAATTCTTAGTCCTTGTCATCGCGTCAGTGTCTATCTGGTAGTCAGATGTTCTGAGCTGGTAGATTTTACCCGAAGACTCAGAAAGACCGTAAGTCGCACCAAAGGCATTAACCCAAGTAATAACAGGGTACTTAGCCCCTCCTGAACCTTCTAGACGAACCCAGTCTTGAGACGGCTTGTGGTATAGCCAAATCTTATTCTCAGTCGGGAACGAGAACTGAACAAACTCTTCTTGCTGGACGGTGAATGTAGACACTACGCAATCATCTACTGTCGTATAATCAGCAATCTCTTCTGCTATGGCGTTACTGATAAAGAGTGGTTGATAGGAGAGACCTTCCATCACACTTGGCCGTCTCATTTCATCTAACCAGTAAGTCAGGTTGCCTACCGTTGTCACCGCGTACCGGCCAATAATCCCGCTCTCTATGATCTCCTGCCGGATAAGGGGAGGATTACCAGCCGATGCGGTACGCCATATCTCAATAGAGAATTCACCGAAGAAACGGCATAGCCTGTTCAGTACATCAACTCTGAGAATATCATCGTTCAATGACTCCGCTTCGGCCTTATTTTTACTCTGTACGGATGATGGCGTATTCAGGTCAGACATAGCAAAGTTGCCAGCGTCTTCGTATATGAAGCGCCTGTCTAGGTAGTCTACTGAATCAGGTGTTCCAAGGTCTGCGTCTGTGATCTCCACAATAGAGCCACTGGCTACAGTGTAGTAATAGGGGTTTGCTCCGGCAGTCATTACCAGATTGGTGCCATCTGTGGCTAGAATTGCTCTTTGTGAGCCCGGGATAGTACCGATATTGACGACTGTTCCCGCTTCACTAAGAGAATACAACTTTGTTCCTAGAATGGCATAGATCAGGCTACCCATGAGCTTCATACCACGGTCAGCCAACGTCACATCAGCGATATTGACCCCTCTTTGGTCGCCTGTGCTTATTATTCTGGTAGCACCAGTCTTGGTAACACGGATATTTGCGAGGGTAGTAGCGGCAAAGACTTCCACTAGGCCGGGGAACTGTCTATAGCCCTTAGTGGAATGCCGATACATGTTAATGGTCTCTTGGACCGTAGCGGCTAGTCTAGTTGATTGGTAATTGGTTTCTAGCGGCAGATCGATAAGCGCCATGCTTCCTCCCGCTTAAAAAAATGTTCCGGCTACAGTTGGGTTGGCGTTAGTGCCTTGCCCAACTTCTCTAATCATTCGTATGCCCTTCTCAGCGTCCATGCCAACCATTGCAACTATCTGTGATTGTCTTTCGGCGGAAGCGGCAAACTGCACCATCTGGCTATGAGCCAAGAGGTATTGGACTGAAAATACATACTCATCAGGAACGTCTTCAGTTAAACCCCATCTGGATATCTGACGCTTGGTCAGTCTGGCCCAGAGTTGGTTGTAAGCCGCAACCATTCGATTGTCTAGAGTCGAGTCTACTGCTGAAAAAGGATCAGAGTGCCCTAGTAACTCTAGAGCCCCCTTCCTTACTGTAGCTAAGTCAGCCAAGCAAATCTCCTGCTAAATAGGCCCCCGAAAGGGCCTGTAATAGCTACTGGTTAATCAGCTACTGCTGCGAAGAAACCAGTCAGAACACCGTGATCCTTTAGATCAGCAGTATCTGAGCTGCCGGAGCCGAAACGTAGCTTGTCGATTTCGTGCCACATTCGTACCGCGCAACCTTGCTTGTCTTTGTAGTCGAACTCTTCGTCTACAGTCTGAGGACGTTTGGCAATGGCGTAACCAATTGCCTGTGCGCCACAAAAGTAAACTGGTGCAACGTCAATACCAGCAGCACCAACGCCAGCAATTACGGCGATATCTTCAATTTCGATGATACCAACGTTATCTACAACGTAGTCAGAGCCAGAGAACAAGGGGTTGTCCTTGCCACGGAGACGACCTTCACGGTTCGCTTGCTTGAAGTCTGCCGCATCGGTCAGGTCACGCAGAGTCAAAGAACCTGTGTACAGGTAGTAAGCATCTGAGCGAGTCATCTTGTTACGACCCTTGATAGGTCGAATCTTTGGTGAGGCGTTCTTAGCGAGCCGCTTCATCAAGCCGATTGCATCCATGGTCAACATGTCGTTAGTGCCGTCAATGTTGAGCAGAGAGGCTGACATGTCGTTCGCATTGTTGTTGCTTGTAGCTGCACCAAACAACACTCTGTCAGCGTTATCAACTAACCATGCGTCTTTCTGGGCTTCAGAAGCGGTGCCGTATGCGATGCCATTGATTGAGCCAAGTGCCGCGATAATTTGGTCGCGGACTAACTCCATTACCCAATCCAACAACGTAATTTTTGCTGCATTACGAAGTGGGATCGCTGAAAACTGTTCTTCGAGAACAGGAATTCTTACAGCGTGTCGGTATTGGTCGACTGTGAGCTTCTGACTACGAGACGTTAGAGCTTCCTCGTTGCCTTCCAGAGTGCTAGACCCTGTTTGGCCTGCGCCTGCCAGCTTGTTTACAAGGGCGAAGGTTGTAGAGTCACCCGGCTTCTTCGTCAGGTCTTCTTTCAACTGGATCACAGAGTTTTCGTCTGTACCCATGTCGCTGGCGAATTGGTTTGCGTTCAAGGACTCAACAAAGAAGTTGTCGTCCCACTGTTGGACTGTTAAGCCCGTTGCTGCTGCTGTATTTGCCATTCTGAGATTCCTTTAGCCGTTTAGCCTAAAGCGTCAGCTAATGGTGTTGGTCCTGTCCATTTGGATTTGGAACTAACACCGCCGCGCCCTGTTTCACCTGCCAGCGATGCCGGAATATCGTCTTCTTCAGCCATTTGAGTCTTCTTCTCACTATCTGATGCCTTTTCAGCTTCCCACTTCTCGCGCAATGATTTCTCATACGCTTCTGGGTCTGTTGTCACTTGTTCGTAAAGCTCATATTCCTTTACGATGTCCACAGCTTCCATGAACGGTGACTTGGCTCCAGCAAACCTTGTGGCCAGATCAGGTCTCGTCTTAACGATCTCTGAAAGGCGGTCAATGGAGGCTTGAACGATCTCTTCCCCATATTCCCTCGATGCAAACTCCTCCGACACTGATAGTCTAGTCTGCATTTTGGCAGCTTCTATCTTGTCGTCCATTGCGGCAACGAAACCTTTCTCGTCGTCGAATATGGATGGTGGTTGCTTCGCCTCTGGTGCTTGAGTAGAACTCTCTTCTAGCTGTTTGACGCGAGATTCAGCGGTTTTACGCTTGTCTCGTTCATCCAGTAAAGCTGCGAGCGGTACATTCTTGGAATCACTCTTATCCTCTGTCTCCGCAGATGCAGACGGCGCACCTTTTTCTTGTTTATCGTCCTTTGCTGTTTCGGATTCGCTAGACTTAGTCTCTGTCTTCGCGTCTTTGTCTTGTTCACTGGACAAGTCAGTTTCAATTTGTGACTCGGCTTTGGCTTCGGGCTCATGGCCCTCTGTCTCTACCTTGTCTGCTGCTTGAAAAATACTGTCTAGTGCTAGAGGTGTGTATTCCTCGGATGATACTTCACTCATATTTACTCCGCTGTCTCGTTGCGAATTACGGTAAAACGCCCATTTGCGGTGGCGGCCCGACTAAGTACAAAAGTCTAGACGCTTAGACTCGTTGGTGCAATAGGGAACTGCGACAAGATATCGTTCTCTATTTGGGTCTGTTGCGCCTTCGTCATTGAATTTGCTGCATTCGCCTTACTAGACTCTGCGGCAGCTAGGTTCTTCTCTGTCCTAGACTGTTGTTCGGCCATAGCCAATTGCTCGACCTGTTGACGCTTTTCAGCCGTCTCTTGGGCCTTGGCTTGAGCCTCTGGGCTTTGGTTGTCTCCGAGATACTTATTCTTGTCTCGTAGTGGCGATAGCTTAATGATCTCTTTGAAGTCGATCTCGTTTGGATTGGCCTTATATAGCTCAACCAGCAGCTCAAATTGCTCCTGCTCGATTGTGACAACGTCTGGCACTTCCTGAATGAAGATATCGACCATCATTTCAGCCGTTCTTAGGTGCGGTACTGCTTTTCCGTCTGGACCGGCTAGAGGTTGCTTCAGTCTAGGGTCTCCGGCAGCTTCAGGAGGAACAAAGCCATATTGCTCAATTACTGCGTCTTCAATGGTCATGCGGCGATTTAGGCCAACGAATCTAGCTGTGGTGTCATCATCCGTTACCCGTATCCATCTTTCTTCCTTCCAATACTGACGAATGCGGTTCCAGATGGCCCTGTAGACCCGTATCTTGAACTGTATATAAACCTCGATGATAGGCTGTATTTCCATGCTACGGCCCTTAGAGAGCGTCTGAAGGGCTCTACCGGACAAGTTAGTTTCGTTCTTCGCGGCCAGACCTGCATTAGCCATAGATTCCAGTGAATTCTGGGCATCTTTGTACATATTGAACTGCACTTGGCCTAGCTGCATGTTGTCAATGAATCCAAAGTCTTTGCCGAACTCGCCGGGGCCTGCTGGAAACTCTAGGTGCCCGCCTGAATCATTGGCTTGCTGCTTAAAGTTATCAATATCGTCTAGCATTCCCTTCTTAGAGAACGTCTGTCTACGGTTAAGCAAATCGGTTGCCTTGCTATGACGCTTATTGATGTCATCTTGCATAGACAGTTTTGTCTGAATTGGACCGTAGTGAGAGCCAGTTCTGGAGATTTTAGGACACGCTAGAATGTGTGGATTCTCTGGCATGTCTTCTTCGTCTTTGTACGCCGATACCTTGGGCGCTTCCAGATACAAGTCTTGCATGAAGACGGCTCTATGCCACTTCTTCTTGTGCATGAAATACATCTCAAGGACCATAGCCCTCTTACGCTTACCGTCATACCATCTTGGTAGGTCGTCATAGGTGTCGGTCGAATCCCGTCCTATCCAATTTTGTCCGGCTTTCTGCATACGATCTTTTATTTCAGCTTCTCTGTCTGGCCACCGGTCAATGATGTCAGCTTCGTCTAGCCACATCACAACGGCGCTATGCCTCTGGTCAGTGAACTGCTTCTTGCGAGAGAAGACATCGTAGATTATGCGATCAAACGGGAGGTGATGAACTACGATCTCTACCCCACCCTTTCTTTTCTCTACCTCGACAGATAGACCCGCGGGGCCTTCCAGCAACAGTCCCTCGAATACATCAGAGAAAACACTCTCTAGGTTGGTATTGTCTTTGACGTAACGCAAAGCATCAGTAGCCGCAGCACTGTCTTTTTCATGCTGAGGAGTTCTGGCCCATGCCTTGGGGTCTGATCGAGAGTTAAGCTCAAATCCCTTGAGGAAGTCGATAAGAGGGGCGATGACGTTATTTGTGACCACCGGTTGGCGGCGCTTTCTGAAGACTTCTAGTTCTTCTGAGGTGTACTGGAAGCCATCGTAGTAATCCCGAGACCTCTCAGACGCCGCTCTAGCTTCGGTGGAGTTGTCTAGATCATCGTCTAGCAAGTCCGTCAGGGTAGTGACTGTTATATCAGCCTCACGCTTATCGTCTAGCTTAACTACAGTGTCTTCCATGATCCGCTCTCTGATTCAGCATTCTTAAATTTCTTATCCCATTTATCGAGGCTTTTGGTGGCTCCGACTGGACTAATGTAAGGTCTAGACATGCAGGCATATCTTGTTGTGTCCGCACAGTGATCTTCTGCTTCCGAATCCAAGTCTTCAATGTTGTGCTTATCGTGCTGGAGCATTGGGATAGTTCTGATTGAGTCTTTGCATGTATTGAAATAATACAGCATAGGTCTGCCGTCTTCCCCAACCATCCTTTGTCTCATCATGTTCCAGCCGCCCATGTGTCCGGCACCCTTTGTTCTCTTGTTGTCCGCAGGGTAGAACGGTAGGCCCATGTTTTCATTAAGTGATGGTCCGCCATCTTCCACAAATACCGCAGGGTCAGCTACAGCATAATGAAAATGCTCATGGGTTCTTTCCCTGATTCCTTCGCCAACCTGATTAGCAGTCAGCTTTAGGCCCACGTTAGGCTGGCCGTTGCTTCCGTACCACTCTCGGTAACATATTAACGCATTTCGCGGTATGAGCTTGCCTTGATGAATGTAGTTCTCACCGGCAACAGCAAACCGCTGAGCGCAGAAGGGTTTAGCGGAGCCCCAGTCAAAGGAAATGAATTTAGTCCAGTGGTCTGGCACGTTGAAGGGCTCCAAGACCATTTTGTGGTCCCAGCAGTCGAAGAAAGCACCATCAATGATGTCCCAGTCTCCGTCTAGCCAAGCATTGACCAAATGTTCGTTACCAACCATAGACAGGTTCATAACGTATTCCGCTTGGTCGATTTCGTGGTTGTCTTCTAGCTTTGCGGGAATGAATACATACTTCCAGTCACGCTCCTCGCCTCGGACCTTGATCTTCTGTGTGATGATCTGGAAGCCTTTGGGGTTTGGTGTGATAAATCGGTCTTTAACCCAGTTGTGGCCGGGGCCGCCGGGGTTTCCAGTGGCATGTAGCTGACACGGAACGACCTTTGATCTCAGCGTTCCTCGGAGAATGTTATAGGGCTTGTCTGTTGCGTAGTGAGTCAACTCCTCGAAATAGACATCGGTATATGAGTGGCCTTGATACATCAGAGCGTCTTGCTCGCGCTCCAAGTATCTAAACTTGAGCTGGGCACCTTTGGGAGATATGAACATCTTCTTTTGGTCTTTCCAGTCCCATCCCATAGGCAGGTAAATCTCTTGGGCTCGCCGTATAGCGTCCTCTAGCTCTATCTGCTTACGACGAAAGAAAACGGCTGACTGCTTACGTCCAAACCGTTCTCCTTTGATAAGATTCTTTCCAAGCATCCCATCCGTCTTACCGCCACCTCGCGCCCCACCATAAAATATTTCAGGGACTGGGCACTTTATCAGTGCTGCTTGGGGTCCGGCTTGGGGTGCCCATACTGTTCTTGCCATTTGTCACCTGTAATTGGAACGTCTGAAACTTTGCCGACTTCGTTGGTGTCGGACACGGTTATATCTGAGGTCTTCATATCTGGTAGGACTTTTCTCAGTAAGCCCAGTGCCGCCGTAACCTGTGCCGATGACATACTGATCTTTTTCTTCTCCGTAGTCCCACTGGTTATCTCCTCGTCTAAGACGTATGACTCTAGGCGTCTGATGATATGCGATGTCCTGATCTTATTGCGGGCTTGTGTGGCCATTCGCCTGTTCAGGGTTTGTGGGTTTTCTGTATCAGTCATAGCTATTGCTTCCGTTGTCTTCGGCCTGAACCTCAATTCTTATATAGACGATCCCAACAGAGGTGTCATCAAATGTGAGGGTTACTTTGACGAACGCCGGTCCTTCGTCTACGCCTTTCACTAGAGCTGTGGTTTTGTTCCCGGCCTCGGTGCTAGAGCCTAATGTTACCCTGCCTGAGACTACTTCCCAAGACGCAGTAGACAAGGCTATTGTCTCGTCGTCACAGTGGACATCTCCCGAGACAGTCATATTCTGGGACTCGTCTTTGTTTAAGACCTCGCTAAATTTCTTCGCCCGATCTCTACCGTAGATTAATTCTCGTCTGGCCATGTTTTAACGCCTGTATCTGGGTATTTGGATCATAACTTTCTGTCCTTTACTGCTGCTACTAGAGCTGAGTGCCTTGAGGCGCATTCTAACGCCCGCTGGAAGTTTTTTACAGTAACCCTGAGTGCTTCTCTAGGATCAGTTGACTCCAGCACCAGCAACGCCTGACATGGCTCCTTCAGACTCGCTGCCACCGGAGCTATTTTCGGGGTTTCCAATATTGGCGTTGGCGGCTTTGTTGTAGAGCTGCACCCAGTCATTAGACAGAGCAAAACAAGTGCTAACGTCAACGGTCTGAATCTCTCGTTCAACATACTCGATTATCCTTTCAGTTCTGATGCGTTCTTCGATCACTGTTTCGACTCTGACCGTGTCTCTAGACCTGAGTTGGTCGTTTTCTTCTGTCAGCTCTCGGACTATTCTGCCATGAACTTCAACTATTTCAGCCTGCCGGTGGTCATATCCGTCTTCGTAGGCTTCTTTTAGCTGAGATTGATACCAAAAGTAACACCCTGCAACAAAAGCAATCGCAATTATGGCAATTATGACGTTCTTGTTGAATAGAACTTTACTGGCTAGGGAGAGCAACACGATTTTTAATCCATCCGTAGACGAAACGCTCGTCTTTTTCACGTTTCTGGGATAAGTCCAGATACTTTGCGCCTTGTAAGCAGTTCATAGCTTTAATCAGTACGGCTATCTCTCGGGCTTCAGAATAGAACTTTAAGTTTGATAGTGTGGTCGGTCCCATTAGCCCGTCAGCTTCCATGTCAGCATAAAGGCGCTCTCGGTCGTTAAATGCGTTCAGACAGACTTGAAGTATCTGTGTAGCCGTCCCTGTGCCCATATTAACGCCGGTATCAGCCATTTCATCGGCAAGAACACCGGAAACTAGAGCAACTTTGTCAAATTGGGGCTTTTCCCAGTAGATTTCTTTATATATTTGGTACGCCGTCTCTCTCTGAAGATCAATCATCTCGCCTTCGTAGCCAAAGTCTCGGGCTACTGCTTCAGTTATTCCCCAGTTCGTCTCACCACCTGAGTCTTCAGGATCAAAGACATAGCCACCTTCTGCTTCGATTATTCCTTCGATTATTGAGTGTACGTTCATATCATCACCGTGTTTTATCGCTTCTAGGGTAGTAGCGTCCTTCGTGATAATAGCACTCAGAACCGTCCTGAGCGGCTTCCCTGATCCTAGCCCGGGTCAAAGCAGCCATCAGGGTAGGCTTGGATTTACCAGCGTCATGGTGATGTGGTGAGAGGGTGTCGCTTATTTCTTGAATGGTAAGACCGGTGGCAGGAAGGGTCTTGGCGAGTTCGATTGATATTACTGAAGCTGGGTTAGCGGGTCTTGAGTCTTCCCGTCTATTGTTATTGGCGTCTAGTCTTGTCTTCCAAATGTGCATCCCTGTCCCTGAAAGCCAGAGCATGCAACCTGAGTAAAAAGCCCTGTCTACTTGTTCTGGGAGTATTTCGAGATATTTTCCGATGAAGTTCCCGCCAAAGAACGTGAGGATCGCTATGGTAATACCCAAATAAGAGTAAACCTGCCCCATTGAAAGCCCAATGAAATAACCAATTAACTGACTTCTCTTGTCGTCGGACATTCTTCTGGCTTCCTTGGCGTCATGTGACCATAGATTACCCCATCCACTCGCGCGCCTGCTAGCTCTCCGTCCACATACTCTTCTTTGAGTCTGGCCACTGGCTGTAACAGCTCACGATAAGCCCACGCACAGCTCCGATAGAAGCCATATTGGATAGAATTGAGGGCTACTGGGGGCAAATAGGGTATTGGGGAGAACTCGGCAAGAAGTTCTGTCATATAGGGGTTCGCAACTCCTGACTTACCCGCCACTGATAGGACTTCCCTACCAAATTGAGGATCAGTGAGCCATTTCGTCTTCAGCATCTCTGCCGGTATCTGCATATCCATTAGATTAAGATGTCCAGAGCGAGCCCAAAGAGAACAACCATCGCAATAACAGCAGTACCGGTAACGATCACAGCACCCGCTAATTCCATCACATATCGCCCCTTAGTTGGGGTTGATACTCGCCCGTGTATACTGCCACTTTTCTTGGTCATATATTCTCCAGAGCCCTTGCTCAGTCTAGGTAGCGGGTTTTCATGCTGCTAACGAGCAAAAGTGCTTATTTTGGCCATTTTCAGGCTTTTGGACGGTATTAAGGAGATATTCCAGTCTAATTACGTCCCGCACAGGACAATTACACCCAGTACAGAAAGGGGTGTTACCGAGTAATACTAGGTCTGGAGTCTCGCATTCACACATGAGCCGTCTTCTTTTGTCTCCGAGCATTATGCAGTTTGCGTTAATTATTCACAAGGACGATTCGCTGGGGGTTGATATCAATCTATTTCCATCGCTGCTCAGGCCCTACCCCCCTACCCCCCCCTCCTCCTCAATGTCTCTGAGTCTACGTCTACCCCCCTATGTCTAGAGCCCCTGTCTATGCTGTCTATGCTGGCGTCTCTGTCTACCACTGGCCTTGTGATGCGTCTCTGTCTGGCTGTCCGGCAAGGGGAAGAGACACGACTGAGGGCAAGACACTTGCTTGGGATTGAACTACTTTCCCCCCATTGTTGCTGTCTCTGTCCGCCATTGATCCTAGTGATCCTAACCACACCTATCATCATCCCTCTGAATCATTCACGACATTGATCTAATCCATCACTAACATTGATCATTCATGCTATTGATTTGTTTAGTGTCTTATATCATTGGAGTTAATAGGTCCGGTCCGCCGTTTTGAGGGGGGTTTTTCGGCCCAGTCTTAGAGCCCTCTAATTTCCCTTCTAAGACGTTTTGGTCAATCGAGACTTAATCTTCAAAAAAGAGGAGAAGTCTATCCATCCTAAGCAAAGCCTATGGGCTCTCTCTTCACGCTAGCCTATGCCTATCACTTACTATCTAGAATCTAACTATTGCTTACAAGGCATTCTAGGGGTCTCTCTGTCTGGCTAGGTGATCTGTCTATCCCTCTATCTATAGGTAAATTAATTATTCACCGTCTTAAACGTAACCTATTGATTTAACTATACTATTCACCAACCTTATCTAGTAGGGGGGTTCACTATAAGTTAGCCATCCCTCATTGTGCCCCTAGTACGTTGTTTTATGTCTAGTTTGTATAGAAACCCTATACCTAGACAGTGTCTCTCGCGAGGGGGGCGCAAAGTTTGAATCGCGGATTCTCTGCCTTATAGAAGAAACAGAGACCCAGCCCCTCTAGGCTTTAGAGCAACAAGGGGGCACGACTGGGGATTCAAGCAAGTATCAAGTTTTCTCCTCGTCGGCGCTATATATGGCCGACTGTTTGAGTTACGGCTATCTAGTCTTCTAGGTGGCCGTACCTTTAGGGGCTTTGATTAAGAGCCTCTAAAGGTACGGAATCCGTACCAAAACTCAAACATTGGAGAATGTAAAAATGAATATTATTAAACCTGTACGACTGCACAATGAATCAGGACTATCTGTTAATGACTGGGGTATGCACTCAGAAGAGCAATTGGCTTTTGATTCAACCGTCACTGTTACCAGAAAAAACGGCCAGACTTTCGAGTCAACCGTTGGTTCAGTGGCAGTACCTAAAAAGGCACTGACTTTTGGCTATGTCTACTTCTCTACTCTCAATTCAACCTCGAACCCTTACACGGGTTTGAAGCTGGCCGATAACCGAGACGCTTTGAGAAAGGAAATCAGGTCCAGCATTAGCTGGGCCGGCTTTCTTGATCATTCAGGCTATGACAGCGCAACTATGAATAACTCTCAATGGTACGAGGCCGCAGAACATTGTGGTATTGACCCTTGGGGCTATCATTCTGGAGGCGCTTCAAAGCCATCTAAGACAGAGTCTAAGCCAGTAACGGCAACAAGCCAGACTGGAGACGTTCAACAAGCCATGGCAACTTTGATGGCGGCTATCGGCCAAACTCAAAAGGTTGAGATTGATGAAAGTAAGGTGATAGAGCTAGTGAAGAAACATTCGCAAGCCCCGTTGTCATACATCATTGAAGCCACAGAGCGTGAATCTAAAAAGATGGAAGGGGTCCACTATCGGTTTGAGATGGGAATGGATGTCGTTACCTGCGGTTTAAATCTACAGTTTGTGGGTCCAGCCGGTAGCGGTAAAACTACCCTAGCCAGACAGATAGCTGATGCTTTGAGTCTTCCCTTTTCTTTCACTGGCGCATTGACCCAAGAACATAAGTTGATGGGTTATATGTCTGCCACTGGCGAATATGTCGAGACTGAGTTTTTCCGCCGATATACAACTGGCGGCGTCTTCCTTTTTGACGAGATAGACGGTTCTTTGCCTAACCCAGTACTGGCTTTTAATGCGGCACTAGACAATGGAATTTGTGATTTCCCGCATGGCACTTTTGAGAAGCATCCTGATTTTATTGCTATATCGGCTGCCAATACCTATGGGAATGGTGCAGACAGGCAATATGTAGGACGTTATCAGCAAGACGCCGCTACTCTTTCAAGGTGGCAGCAACTGGCCATAGATTATGATGAAAAGTTAGAGTCTAGCTTTACTGATAATCAAGACTGGGTCCGCAAAGTGGTCAAAATCCGCAATGCTGTTAAAGAATGCGGAGTTAGGCACATTGTATCGCCTAGGTGCACCATAGCCGGTGCTTTATTGCTGGCTAAGGGATGGAAAGAAGAAGACGTTCTAGACGTAACAGTCTGGAAAGGTCTGGAAAAGGCTTCAATTGATAAGATTAAGGCTGCTATGTAAGTTTATAGCCTGTTTAGCTCTCTTAACCGAGAGCTATTCGGAGTGTAAATTTAAGCACTAAAACAAAACTGGAGAAAACAGTATGAATAAAGCATATAAAGACGGTAATACCTGTATGACTGAGTTTGATGATTTTGATCAGTTTCTTGATTACATCGAAAACGTGCCAACCTCTAAGAAATGGTCTGAAGACGATTGTTCTAGTAAGTCTGGAAGTAAGTGGTTTACAGGTACTGATAACTGGGAAGAGACAATCAAACTCGCAAGGGAAGGCTGGCCAGAAGGCTTAGAGCGCGTTTTGAAGCTAGAGGCAGAGAGCCCAGTCATGGGTTCAGTTCGTGCTAATTCGCTGTCTTATGGGGTAGCGGGTGGCTTTCCTGATATACCCGCATTTTGTTCTGGAGACCCTTGCCACATGGTATCTAGGGGGGAAGAAATTTCTTCTAGAGCGCCAGTCGTTACCCTTGTTTACAATTGCGTATGTTCGGCTAGTGTAGACACAAAGGAAATGATGAATTTTGGGTTTGCTCTTATGGGTTTGGTTGATTCACTTGAAGCCATGGGGATTAGTGTAGAAATTGTCTCTGTCTTCCTGAGTAAGATCAAAAACGGAAGGGTTTATAATCGGGTTAAAATTAAATCCGCCGGAGACCCACTAGAAAGGGACAGGGCGATTTTTGCTCTAGCTAACCCATCATGGTCTAGAAGGATTAATTTTAGAATGTTTGAGACGTGGGATGAATCTATAACAAACGTATCTGGATACGGAATCGTGATTAATCCTAATCATTCTGAACTAGGCGCGAATGAGTTATGTATTCCAGCAATAACTGAGGGATACGGCACTCCCGAGGGAGCGATTAAAACTCTTCTGTCTCACTTAAAAGACGGTCTAGACGCTGAGGTATGGGAATCGCTACAAACCGCTGCCACTGATGGAGCATATTAAAAGGAAAACTTGAGCTAACCAGATAGGGCCTTCAATAGAGGGCCCCTTCTAGTGGGTTCAACCACTATCAAACCAACATTGGAGAATGTAAAAATGAGATTAGACAGCGAAAAAGGAATTGGCTTTATCAAAAACTTAGTTGTTTTTGGTGGCACTATGGTATTGGTGATTTGGTTTTCAGCGTTGTACAACTGCTTTGAGTTTATCCGGCATTGTTTTTTAGATGGGCTCTCTGATCATGCTGGCGATCATTTGATCACTGGCATTATACAATTCGTACCTGCTTTGATACTTCGAGAAGAGGCCGTTGTATTAACTTGCATGTTTAAGGCATGGTTAATTGAGCTTTGGAGGCTTTGGAAAATATGAATGATCTAGACAAAGTAACAATTTTAGTTTTGATGCGGGCTCTTCTGGACTATCCAGATGACGGTACGGTTATGTCGGCTATACAGTACGCGGCACAGAGAATGGACGTAGACATAGACCTCGTCTTTAAAGAGTTAGAAGCTGAACTATTAGCTGAGGGGGTGTGAACTTGGAAATAGTATTGATAGAGGGGCGAAATCAATGACAGATAACAAGATTGTGTCCATAGACACCGCTGAGGGCTTTACAAGGCACCATAGAGTCTTGACCCATATCAGCATCCCATTAACTAGAGAAGTCCTAGAAACGATTCTTAGAGACCTTGTAGACAATGAGGCAGTCTGCGCCGATTTGACTACAACTTTCGATGGTGACGCATTCGAGGGCGCTACTTACAAAATTAGACTGGAGACTGACTAGGGGCTTCGGTCCCTTCCGTCCATAGGTGTGTACCTATGTCGATGAAGCCAAAAGGCAGAAACGGAAATCAATTGGAGGTTTTATGAACAATTACGAGAAAGCATTTGAGGCGTGTTCAAAGATTCTGGAAGACGAGGGTTTAACCTTCTGTCTATCTGTCAATGACCCGGAGAATGAAATTACTCAGAGTAAAATCAAGGGTAGCGGTTCGGATTTGGCTACTATGGCCGCTGGGCAGCTTGTGGCGTCTCTAGCTGGGTCTCTAGCCGATGAGCATCCCGCCAATGGTAGCTCTTTCGAGGGGGAGTTGGTTTATATGTCTGCTATTGCCGCCGTTTACTCGGCTTATTGCAATATCCTGAAAGAAAAGCTCGGTGCGCCTAATGAGCCGATGCAAGACTTGGTTCAGATGGTCTTGGTGCGTCTAGAAGCTATAGAAATAGGCGCTAAACTAGAAAAGGAATCTAAGTAATGGGTGTATCAGTAAAGACTAAACAGAACAAGCAGGATATTAGGAAGGCAATGGCCGATATCCTTATGTTTACTTCTGATGGTGATGATCAAGACTTTGTTGTCTCGGTTGTTACTTCAGATAACGGCTCTCAGTTTGCTGCTCTTGGCAATGACTCTAACCCTGTAGACCCGTCAAAAATGTCTGACGCTATGATCTTTGGTGTCTGTGCTATGCACCTAGAAATAGCCCAGAAGACGCAGATGGGTGATGATATTTGGTCTCAGGTCTTCTTGCTTAACTTAGCTCAAGCCGTGTCCGCTAGTGTAGATATGCTTGTCTTTGATGATCCTAGTGATGAGGTTATTAGTTCTCGGGAAGCTGCCTTGGAGACTGTTGACGGGCTCTTTGAGAGTCTTGTTGGGGTGCTCACGCCTAATATTAAAAAGGGGATGGATGATGCTGATAAAGAGTGGTGAAGGTAAGCGTTGTGCTAGTGGCCTGATCAATATGGATAAGTCTGTGATGGCCGTTAATGACTCTGATGTTTTGCTGCCTAACAGAGAAGCCTATATAGACCTGTCTATGCTCGATAGGGAGAAGCATAAGTTAGCGGTGTCCGAACTGGCTAAAACGCTCTGCAAGGTCTCTGGGGCCAATATGGGCGAACTGTGGCCAGTATTAGAACAGGCGATGGATGACACGTTGGTTTAACCTGCCCGGGCCGTTGTAGTTTTCTACTTCGGCCCAGATTCCTTGTTCAGCTTCCTATATTTCTCTAGTAACTCTCTCAAATCCTCGATTGTGTACTTCTTCAACTCATGTGGGCCTTCTATCCAGTCCACCTTGTCTTGTCCTATTTTCAGGACCAACCCCTTTCTGTATTCAATAATATTCCCTGTCATCGTTTGATTGCATTTGTAACTACATTGGCGGTGGCAGTTCAGTTCTTCAAATCTTAACTCGCCGCAGGCACCTACTGAGCGATAGTGCCCAGCATCATACTTCAGGTCTTGTCTTGTCTCCCCGCAACTAATGCAGGGTAAATGCTTGTCTCTGTTTCTGATGTACCGGTTGAATTCAGTCTGGACAGTCTTTATCCACCAACCCCTGTCTTTCTCCCGGTGCGTCTTCTTGGCTTCCCGGTTGTCTTTACGTCTAGACTTCTCTTTGTCTAGTTCAGTAAGTCTGATGGCACAAGGGACAGAGCAGGTCTTCTGCATACTGGAGAACGTTGTCTCGAAGGGGGCTTTGCATTCTGGGTTTCGACACTTCTTAGCCATTATCAGAATTGATACGCTGACTTGGGTTCTGACTTGGCTTCTTTGCTGGTTTGATATTGTGGCCGCAACTGGGGCTTACAGAACACTTCTCCTAACGTTCCGTCTTCTAGCCTGACAGTCATCCTTGGCAGGTCGGTGCCCAGTGTACCTACTTCGGCTTTCTTGGCTCTGAGGAAGTCTCTGACCTCCTTTTTAGTCTTGTTCAATAAGAAATCGGCTGGCTCTGAGCGAACACAGACATCACCTCGAAAGGCAAAGATAACATGTCCTTTCAAGGTGTCTGCCCTAAACCAAGACAGTGGCGCTTCCTCAAATATACTGTGAGGTTGGTGCCACCGGTTCAGTCCTCTGGCTGCGCGTCTATTGTGTTCCTGAGTCGCTTTCCATATCTTTAGACCGCGATCACCTCCCTTTGTCTTTACCATTTTCAGTGTGCCATTGTCGGTGGTGGACAGCGCAAAGCCAGCGGACATTTAGTGGTTTTGAGTAGTCATCATGGTGGGCGTGAATGCGCTCCGTTTCTCCGCAGACCTCGCATGGCTCTGTAAACAATTTTCCGTCTCTGATGGCGTTATTAACCATGTTGTGAGCCCTGTACTTCTCTGGGTTATCCGCTCTGTACGCTTCAAGGTACTCTTTGCTTTGCCGGTTGCCTCTGTCGCGGTCGTACTTCCTTATTCTCTCGATGTTGCCTGATCGGTGTTCTTTAACATCCCCCTTGGCGCAATCCTTACACTTGTTCAAGTGACCATCGGCCATTTGCTTGTGCTTGTAGAACTCCGCAAGGGGTTTGGTTTCGTTACATTTAAAGCAAGTTTTATTCTTCATTAGCCTAGTATGTTTTATATCCCCTAGACTTACAACGGGATTTATCTAAAAGGTATATCGTCATCGAAGTCTTCTATAGGCGGCGCTTGTTCATGTGCTGGCCTTTGCTGAGGGCCTTTGCGCTCACTGTGTTCCGTGAACCCGCTGATCCCTGTCCACTCTCTGGCGATCATTACCATCTTGCTTCGCTTCTGGCCTTCCTGCTCCCACTTCTCTTGCTGATAATATCCGGTAACAAGTATCTTGCTGCCTTTCTTCATCAGGGTGTGGAGGTTTTCGGCTGACTTACCGTAGACCTTTACGCTGTGCCAGTCTGTGGTGTCTCCGTCTTTGATCTTTCTCGCCGTAGCTATGCTCATTTCTATAACGGGTGTCTCGCCAGCAAACCTAAGCTCTAGGTCGTTGCCGATGTTACCCATTAAAGAGCATTGGTTCATTGTTCCTTTAAACTGCATCGCTTGTCTCCGTCTGCTCTGGCTCTTGTTCGCTGGTAACGTCTTCCTCTTGGTACTGCTTACTCATTTCTCTATCTCCAATACAATGCTGTAGTGATCGGCTGCTACGAATATCAGCTTTTCTATCAGGGCTGATAACTCCTCCATAGTGTAATCACCGGTTGATTTAACGCGCTCTGTCTCCGCTCCATTCATTTCGTTCTCATATAGCTCTCGGATACCAAAAGCCTCTATGAACTGTCCATGTAGCTCATCTGGTGATTCATAGCCTATCTCACCGGCCAGTCTTCTCATCAGTGAGCGATACAAGTTTTCTTGTGATCTAGACTTGCCCATGACATAGCGGCTTGTCTCGAATCGTCTAGGGTCTTCCTGCCAGTCATGCTCAGACCACTGGGCTATGAATTGCTCTAGTTGATTGCGAGACGTTATCACCGCCATTGTCTTGGGCTTTCTCATTACCGAACGTCCCAGAAGGTTGTTGCATTGGCTCGGTATGTGTCTAGGTCAACGCCTTCAAGCTCTGGAATCTTCTTGTACTGGACTGATCCTGCTCTTGTCTTGTGAGCCACGGTGATCTTATGTGGCTTCTCGGAAACAGGGTCTATGCAATCTATCTCCATAGACTTGTAACCAGTGTCGTCTACAAGCGCGATAAGCTCTGCCTTTAAAGCATCCACCTCTTCTTTGGCAATCTTCTCTCTGCGCTTGGCATCCAGATAATACTCTGCTGCTTGGGCTAGAGAGTCGTCTGAAGACTTGGCTTTCTTCTCAAATCTCTGTAGATCGTAGTCTAGCCAACTCTCCATAAGAGAGGCCTTCTGGCCTTCAGTGAACTCTGGATAGAGGGTTATAAACTCATCATCACTGATGTAGACCATAAAGATAGTTTCGTCAGTAGGGCAGACCAATTCTTGATGAATCATCTGGTCTATGTAGTAGGTAGGTATTTTGCCCTGTTCAGCCATTGTCCAGACTTTAGACTTCTTGTTCTTTGGGCATTTGATTTCGGCCTTGATGGTTATGCCTGTCTCTGGCATTTCACCATATCCGTCTAGAGAGCCAGATAGGTTCAGCCCTATGACAGTTTTCTCGAATATAGCTGGCTCTAGGTCTACGTTGATAGACTTGGACAGGCAGTCTCTGGCTAGAATCTCTTTTCTGT